AACCAGCTGGAGCTCCAGGTGGAGGAGGTAAAGATGGATTGGCTGCGTTCGAAGGACCACCAGGACCAGGTCCTGGACCAGAAGCCATTTCAGGAGGTGGAGGAGGTCTTGCAGCATCAGGAATACCGTCAGCAGGTTTGATCTCTCCAGTAGCTGAAATCGTTGCACCACCCAAATCTAGTTTGACTTCAGCTTTTGCACTAGTAGTATCTTGAACAGGAGCACCTGGAGGGGGTGGGGGAGGTGAACCTGGTGGAGGTGCATCAGCCTTAGGAGCTTCTGTTCTTGATGTTTCTGCCGAAGCTAACTTTGTTTGGGTTTCTAATGCAACTTTCCGAGCATATGCGGTTTGATAACCTGGGCACGAAGTACTGTATAGCTGAGTAATATTACATTGTTGTGTTAGGTAAGCTGAAGCATAACCAGGGCAACTAGAATTGTAAAGTTGGTTGGCAGTACATTGTTGATTAAAATAAGCAGTGGCATATCCAGGACATGCTGTATCATACAATGCTGAAATACTGCACTGCTGATTAAAGTAGGCGGTTGCGTAACCCGGACAAGTAACATCATACAAAGCTGAGATGTTACATTGCTGTGTTAGGTATGCGGCAGCATAGCCAGGACAAGAAGAGTTTGCCAGCGGGTCACCTATACAAGGATCTTGGCCTGTTCCAAATGTTCCTGTGAAACCAAAACTACTTCTGTTGATACCACTACCATGAAAGTATTGGTAGTACTCACCTTTTGTAAGATCTCCTGTCATACCAATTGTCACAGCATTACTGGTTATCAATGCTTGATCAAATCTAAAATCAACTAGACCCGTATTGTCAATTTTTACTTCAAAGCTACTCTTGTTACCACTACCATACTGATTAATACCGTACCAACCATAGGTCATGCTCGTGCTAGTACCTAAAGTATAGAAGTTATTATTTGTCTGTCCAATTAAGTCAGTTTGTAGTGGTAGAAGAGAGTAGTTGAAGCTTGTGTCTCTGTTTGTTGTTAAGTCTATACCCGAACAACAAAATCCCCCGTTCGCATTACCATGTTTAAAACTAACTGCTCCATTGGAATACATCCATGAATTGGTAAAGTTCTGGCCAAAGTAAGGAAACGTAAACTGCAAAGGTACATTAACATTAGAATCATCACTAATGCTATACCTTGTAGCAGCAGGGTTGTTTTTAATCTGCTGTAACTGGTACGCATCCGCACCAGTCATTACATTTACTGTAAACTGACCGTTGAGGATTGGTACGCTTACAATGTCTGCTTTAGAAGATGCGGTGTAAAAGGTAAGCGCCAATAGCACCAAAGCCAATATTCTTTGCAGCATTTTGTTTGTCCTTCTTGTGATCTTCTAATTCTGGAACTTTGTTTGGGCTAGCTTCCCAAGACGCTTTAGCTTGTTCGCCAATCTTGCCATCAAATGGGCAAGGAGTTCCTGCAGATAACATCGCTTCAAAGACGCGTCTATCTTGACACATCACTGCAACAGCGGCAACCTTCATACCCATATCATAAAGGGTTTTGGAGAGTTTTAATCTCTCGCAATTCAAGTCTCTTGTTGTACCGCCACCAGATACACCGAAGATCTGAGTCTGTACAGCGCCAGAAACACCAGTAGTACACAGATCACTGTTACCACCAGACATCATTGTAGGAGCAACAGCTGTAGGAGGTGGTTGAATAACCTTCTGAGTAATTTCAGACCTGTTAATGTTTGTGTTTACATTTGTAGAATCAATAAACTGTTTAGAATCTGAAACAGATGTACTAATGTTTACATTCTTGTTATCATTAACACTCGTACTTGTAGCTGTAGAATTATTAATGTTTAGATTCTTGTTGTCACTGACTGACTTAGAATCATTAATGTTAAGATTCTTATTATCACTTACTGACTTAGAATCGTTTATATTTAAATTCTTACTATCACTAACTGAGGTTGATGTGCTAACATTGTTGTTATTATTGTTGTTAGTCATTGTACCAAGCTGAATGTTGGTATTAGTGGATGTAGATGTAGATGTGTTAATGTTGTTGTTCGTATTAACAGATTTACTATCAACTACTGTGTTATTAACGTTTAAGTTATTGTTGTTGTTAGTGTTATTGCTGTTAACAGTACTGGTACTTGTAGATGCACTGTTGGTGTCTACAAGTGTTTTAGAATCATATGTAGTGGCTGTTTGTGAATTTGCTCCACTCACCATTGCTGCTAAAAGAATCGTCAAGTATATTTTCTTGATGTTCATCATCGCTTACCTTTTGAGTTTAATGTTGTATTTCACCTTTCCATGATATAGATTGAGTAGATATTTAGATTTCAGCTGTTGCCTGGAAACAAATAAAGCTATATAATCCGCTTTGTTATAAGGAATATTATGAAGGTTTACATTGGCGGTTACCGTAATCATTGGATTAGCCCGTACACAATCCTTGAAAAAGTGTTCTTCTGGCGGGAAATAGATTACAATGAACCAATTATTGATAAGTGGGCTGACCGCCTTAAGCCACTCTGCGAAGCTTGGCAAAAGTTTTTGGACTTTGTTCATCCAGAAATCAACTATGTGAAGATCGATCGCTATGATACTTGGAGCATGGATTACACTCTAGCAAAGATTGTTCTTCCAATGCTAAAGCAGCTTAAAGAAACAAAGCATGGATCACCTAACACTGACGATGAAGATGTTCCAGAGCACCTTCGTTCAATCAACTCTAAAAAAGAGAATGAATATGATACAGACGAGAACCATTTCGCTAGATGGGATTGGGTTCTTGATGAAATGATCTGGGCTTTTGAACAGAATATTGATCACAATAGCGATGATCAATTCTACGATCATTCAGCTGTTGATAAAAAGGCTGGTATAAGTGAGCAGATCGGCAAAATTAAAATTGATATGGTCGGACTGCACGCACATTCAGATCGCAAAGCAAATGGATTCCGCCTATTCGGAAAATACTATCAAGGACTATGGGATTAATGACATCACAAACAGTAACAGACTTTCCAGAGATTCCATACAATCCTGTTAAGTCAGTAAAAGACTTCCAAGAAGAGATTGACAAACTTGTCAAAGGAAAAGGAATGGAGTATATTGATGCTGTACTTCATTTTTGTGAGGTAACAGGACTTGAAATTGAGTCAGCAGCTTCTCTCATCAAGTCTAGTGCTAAGATGAAAGCCAACATTCAAAACGAAGCTGAAGAATTAAATTATTTACCGAAAAGTGCAAAACTTCCTCTATCAGACAACGAGTGACACGCAAGCGTTTGACGCTTACAAACTGTACATTGCCCTTAAAAACCATTTTACATCTAACACTTACGACTACTTCAAACACAATGGCCGGGTAAAGGCTTCTAGGAAAACGTTTGATAGTCGCAATGACAAATACTTCTTCTATAAGTTAGCTGAACGCAAAGACAAAGTTGAGTACATGGTTGCCAACTTTGTGTATGGATCCAACAACTGGATTGGTGATCTTGTTAACAATGAGCAAAGCGATAAGATGTATCGTGAGTTCATTAAGTACCGGGACAGCTTTACTTACATGCTGTCTAGTGACTTAGATAAGCTCGATCCTGTGTTTGATAATAACTTTACCACTGAAGAAGGTCAGCACCCGTTGCTGCTAAAGTTGTTCCTCCGTGGAACTATTCGTTTAGAGACTTTGGTCGTTCTTGATTCACTGATCAACTACACTAGGTCTTGGAACAAAAAGATTTCTGATCCTGTAGTTTGGCCTGAGGTCTACCGCAAGATCAAGAAATACAAGCCGTTTGTTAACTTTGACCAACAGAAGGTCAAGAAGTTGGTCGTTGACAAGTTCACGGTTTGACGTTATAATAAATACTATATTCGCTATGATACTGTGGATATACTAAAATACTTTTTATACATTTAATACAAGGAAATACGATGGCTAATAGCTTTCAAGCTCTTAAGAAGAGCACACAAACATCATTCACAAAGCTCACAGACGAGCTTACAAAGTTGAGTGCAACTCCCCAAGGTAAACAAGAAGACGCACGGTTCTGGAAGCCTACAGTCGATAAGGCTGGTAACGGTTTTGCTGTGATTCGTTTCTTGCCTGCTCCTGAAGGTGAAGACGTTCCATTCGTTCGTATCTTTGACCATGCCTTCCAAGGTCCTGGTGGATGGTACATTGAGAAGTCTTTGACATCATTGGGTGAGAAGGATCCTGTTTCTGAATACAACATGGAGTTGTGGAACACAGGTCTGAAGTCTAACCAAGACACAGTACGCAAGCAAAAGCGTAAGCTCGGTTTCATTAGCAATGTTTACATTGTCAAAGATACTGCCAATCCTGAGAATGAAGGCAAAGTCTTCATGTACAAGTACGGCAAGAAGATCTTCGATAAGTTGAACGCAGCGATGAACCCTGAGTTTGAAGATGAGAATCCATTGAACCCATTTGATATGTGGGAAGGTGCTAACTTCAAGTTGAAGATCCGTAAGGTCGAAGGCTACCAGAACTATGATAAGTCAGAGTTCGATGAGGCTGGTCCTTTGTTGCAAGACGATGATCAGTTGGAGTCTATTTGGAAGTCTGAGTATGCTTTGCAGCCGTTCCTGGCTCGTGCAGAGTTTAAGGACTACGACGTTTTGAAGGCTCGTCTTTACAAAGTGTTGGGCTTGGATGGTTCTTCATCAAAGCCAGTTGTCAAAGCTACAGAAGTGGATTTGTTAGAAGAAACTTTTGAACCTGTTCCCAAAGCTAAGGCTGCGCCGCGTCAAGCGGCTGCAAACTTGGCAGAAGATGATGATGAGTCAATGAGCTTCTTTCAGAAGCTAGCTGAAGACTAAGCAGCACCTGCTGGTCTAGCAATAACAGTAACGCCTCCTCGTGGGGCGTTACCTGCTAATACAGTCATGTTGTTATTATTGACGATGGTTGTTGATGGGGATGTTTGCTGAGTTCTTTTAGATGCATTAACGTCAGCACTTGCAGTTGCAACTTGAACTCCTGTTGTGGGTTGACTCAATGATAATTTGTATTGCTCAGCTGTTTTACCGACCTTGTTGTATAACACTTCAATAACTTGTTCAACAGTTCTAGGGTTTTCAGTTTTACCTTTGACGTAGAAAATATTCTTATTGGCAGCGGCAGGTGCCTGTAATCCAGGAACTTCGGCTGCTATTTGATTTGGAGGTGCTGTTAATAAAGTTCTTGCACCACCAGCTCCTAAAAAGTGTGATGCATAGATGTTGGTACCGGTCACTGGTATGTTATTCTTTTTGAGGAAGGTGGCATTTTCTTTTATATAAAGAGCTCCCGCAACAGAACTAGCTAGTGCATCATAAGGTCCCCTCAGCAGTTCTGGAAATGATTTGCCAAACCTTGAAACCATTGAGTTCCAGGTAGAATCAATAAATTGAAATAATCCTTTAGCGGAAGATGTACCAGCTTTTGCACTAGGATTAAATCCACTTTCTTGCTTAGCCATGGCCAGCATTATGGATTCATCTACACCCACTTTGTTGGATGCTTCTTTAATTGCATCGCCAACTGTTTGTTCAGGTACCTTGATTGCTGCCGGCTTAGTAATGATTGGTTTTTCTACCGGTATTGGTTTCTGTACCGGTGCTGGTGCTGGTACCGGTGCTGGTACCGGTGCTGGTGCTGGTACTGCTTCAGTTACAACAGGGCCACCTGTTTCTGTTTGGAGTACTGCTCCTTCAGCAGTCGTGACTGGTTGCTTATCTCTAGCAACCATTTCCTTCATCCCTTTTACAATTTCACTAGGAGTTTCAAGTTCTAAATTTTCAGGTTTAGGCTTTGTTTCTTCTTCAGGTATATCAAAATCCTCACTTATATCCTTTAGAAGAGGTTCTTCTATATTTTCAATTTTTTGTGTGGCTTCATAAACTTTTTGATTTGCATCAGAAGTTTTTTTGAGAATAGATCCTGCAATTAACGTGCCAAACAAACCGGCGACGTTTTTTAGAACGTTTTTAGTTCTTGGTGATAATTCTCGTTTGGATTTTTTAAATGTAGAATCTTTTTGCGATCCATTGCTGTCTGCTTTTGGCTTTACGGTGAGAGCAGCTTGTTTTACAGGCTCAGGCTTCACCACTTCACGTAACAGTGGTGATATCGATTCAACATGATCTGCAAGTGCATGCATGTTGTTGGATATTTGCATTAACAAGATGTGGTTTTTACGTAACCCACTTTTTGCATAACCTTGCTTATCTTTTTCAATGAGAGCATTTAGAGATGTCACTTTCCTCATGGAATCTTTAAGCAAATCAGTTATAGCCTGTTTTTTTGTTTCGATCATATGGCACTAAATGCAAAATTATCGATGCTGCCACGGTTTGCAATGGGAGAAGGAATTGGGGATCTATGTCTTGGTGTTGAAGCTGCTGAGCTATTATTCGTGTTTACAATTAATCCACCTGACTTACTGGAAGTTGGAGCTGTGTACATTGATTCCACATCAGTCGAAGCTTGTGAAATAATTTGTCCGCTTAAGGGAGTTTGTTGTGAAGGAACAACATCTGGTTCTGTGTTTACTTTAGGCGGTAGTGTTAACATTTTTGAGGCAACTGGTTCAGCTTGATTCATTGTTGGTTGCACTGGTATAGCCTGTGCGTCAGCTGACTCAGGTTTCGGTGTTGGAGTTGTGCTGTTGTTTTCTCCAAGAGCTGGACTAGCTTGTGTTGAAGTTGTACTAGCTTTTTCTTGAGGAGCTGGACTAGCTTGTGCCTGTGCTGCTTCAGCTTGATTATCCATTCTACGCACATCTACTCTTCCAGCACGGTTTCTTTCCTCGGAAGTCGTGCCAGTTTTTTCATCCCACCCAATTTCATCCAAATAGTTTTGCTGTAATTTTATATCTTTCCAGTACAACAGCGACTTCTTCTCTTTTGGTCTATTTGCCAATAAGTTTTGTTTTTTAGCTTGTTTTTCAGCATCCGGTGCCTCAGCTGTTTTCATTATAGCTTCGGCCATTGCTGTATCCGGTGTTCCAGCGTTCAAAATACTCTTTGTCGTTTCTTCTGGATTTTTATCTCGGGCAAGCAAAGTAATTAGGGTGGCACCAGCAAGCAAACCAATGCCGATAGGATTCATGGTAAAGAATCTTGCTATTAGAGGTAATTTACTTATTGCGTTTTTGAGGGATAACAGAGCTTTAAAAGCACTAGCAATTTTGCTTGGCAAAGCAAGCAAGGCTGCAGCAAGACTTGTAATAGACTTGAAAAGTGTTCCCAACATCCCAAATATAGATGTATCCTTATCTTGCTTCTGATCGACTACCTCTTTGGTAGCTACATTTACAGCATCCTTTTTTGTTTCCAATAAGGATTCTTCTTCTAGTGCAGCTTGCCTCTGTTTATCAAAAAAGCCTTGTCTGCTTTGTTCTTTGTTGGTCTTCTTAATGTCTTTAAGAACCCCAATTTGCATCATCATACCACGTAATAATGCAGATGTGTCCTTGGATACAGATTGCAGAATAACATTTTGCTTTTCAATTAAGGCAACTTGATTATCACTAGTTGCAGCATCAAAGTTTTGCTTTTCAACAACATATTCGGAAAGCTTGTTAATTAAACTACCGACCAGAGGCACTTTGATAAGAGAAGCCATTGCTGACTCTTTGATATTATCTTTTCTCTGTTGTGTAGTTTGTTCTAATGGCATCATCTGCTTTCTAGTCGTTGTTTTTCCCTTTCGAGATAATCTTTCAGCATGTCAACATAGATGTCACGTTCAAAAGGATACAGGTTTTCAAGTTCGTTAATTGAATATTTATGATGCTGAGCCATACCAAACAAAAGAGTGTAATAGTTTGATATGCTGTTATGACTCAGCCCAATGTAAAAAAATCTTCTAAATTCTCTAGCACGATCTTTCTAACATTACCAAGAGAGTTTGTGTATTCAATAGTGTGTCTGATTTTAGGCATAGTATCAAGAAATGTTTGAATTTTGTTGAAAGACTTTACATCAAGAGATAGAATGAAGTCGTCGATCTCTTCAGCAGTTTCACCTTCGAAGCTAAACTCTTCTTTACCTTTAATTAGTTTATCCAAACACTGTCTCAGCACAGCAAACACAAAATCAGTATCGTTTTCGCTCTTAACTGCACTAAGCATACTAACACGTGGATACTTAAGAACGAGTAATGTATTATCACTTACCTGAACATTCATATCATGATCGGGGTTGTATTCTACTTCAAGCTCCTCTAAGTCCACATCAAAATCATACACATTATCATCTTCTAGATCTCTGTAGCGAAGAGTGACAACGTTGTTAATCGATTTGGATCTCAACTTAATAAAGAAGTATTCAATATCAAATGTAGTAAGGGAATCAACATCGACTTGATCAATACTACAATTTTGAAGTACTTGCTTGATAGCAAATATCATATCTTGAGGATCGTTGCTCTGCTGAGCAATCAAAAGAATCTTTTCTTCTTTTACAAGAAAAGGTCTGTATCTAATTTTTTGTTTGGTGCTTGGAAGTTCAAGTTCAAAAGTCGGGTGCGATAACTTAGGTAAAGCCATAATATTTTCTCCAATTAGCCGAAGTATCCCCTTGAGATAATTTTGGCATTATTAATAACGTTGATAACATCACCAACACTCTGAGGTTTTCTGAGCGATGATATTGTTTGAATTGCCGTTCCAGCTTTTACGATTTGCTGGAATCCGGAAAGGGGACTTCTATAGCCTGACACTGGCAGGCCTTTGTCAGTGTTAAGGATATGCTGGAAGTATGTGAATGTAACTTGAAGCTTCATTACTTGATCAGTATCACCCCAGCTGAAAGAAGTATCAGAAATAGATATGGGAATTGCATCAACAAGCTGGCTACTGAGCACACCATTACCAGCTTCATCAAACGTTGAGATCATCATCTGGCATTTGTAATTATCTTTGTACTCGACCTCAAAAGGTGCTAAACCATTTGGATGAGCAGCGTTACCGTTTACAAAT